GTCGTCGTGAGCTGCAAGCCACTTGCGCGTCGCGGAGTAGCTTGTCGGCCAGGTCCAACCGTTCGCGCGGGACTTACGCAGTGTCACTTCGTGGCACGTCCGTACCGTGGGTTTGCTTTGACAGTGATAAAGTTCGTAGAAAAACTCGACGGCTTCCGGGGAGCGCACGTCGCGCCCGCCTCCGCCATCGCCGTAACGAGGGACCAAGGCCTCGACGCCGCGGATCGCGCCCTCCGCATCGCGCGCCGTCATGGAGGCGTTCCACAAATAGAGAGAGCGGACGCTGATGGGAAAATCCTCGCCCTCCACCTGTTTGGCCTCGGCGACGACGCGGGCGGCTATCGCCGCGCCGGTCAATCCCGCGGGGCGGACGTCATGAAGCATCGAGCGCCAATGCCCCACCCAGCGGGCCTTTCTATAGGCACGCTCGACGTGGTGCTGGGCATGACGCGCGAGCAGCGAGGGGCGCTGCTGATCGGCGCGGGTCTGAGGATCGAGCGATCGGGAAAGTCGCGGATCAATCGAGCGATGCAGCCACCAGACCGGCTTGCCACGCCCGTCGCGCGGAGGCGATAGGTGGGCTTGGTGCTGTTTGGCGAGGGACGATCTGCAACGCCATTGTAGGGTGCGGAGCGGTTCGGCCAGCTCGGCGGCGGCTTCGTCGAGGGGAAGCCAGTCCTCGGAATTGTCGATTCCCGATTGTCGATTGGCGATTGCGGCCACAAACAACACTCACCACGAAGGCACGAAGACGACAACGAACACTGCTTGCGAGCAGTGGCACAAAATCAGGCGGCGCGAGCATCCTCCAAACGCTGGAGAAACCTGCCGAAGTTCACCGGCTCGGTGCGCTCCTGATAATCGAGAACGTAGATGGCGCCGTCGGAGTAACGCGAGACCTCGAGGCCGTAGCCGCAGAACGGACAGTGCATAAACTCGTCGGTGCGATCGTCGATCCGCACGCGGGCGTAATCCTCGCGCGGGACGGGCGATTCGCATCGGGGGCATTCGTGCAGTTCATGGGTCAACATGGGAGACTCCATCGGCGGGTGCGTCCGCGCGAACTGAAGTTCGCGGCTCGCGATGGGACAGGCACCAGGGACAGTTGCGGGCGAGAAGATCGACGATGGCCGGGCGACGGGCGGGATCGGCGATCACGTTGTTCATGGTGCGACGACCGCAAGGGCAGGAGAGATCGCACTTCATCTCATCAACGCCCGCGACCAGGTCGGCGAAGCGCCAGACGACGCATCCGCAGAGGACACAGAGAACGCAGAGAAAAAAGAGTTTCAGCATCGGAGCCGCAAAGAAGAAGGCGGCGACAAGGACGCAGGCGCGAAGAGTCAAGAGACACCGAGCCTTCCCGCGTAATCGCTGTATCGGCGGAGGACGGCGCGGTGCAAGGAGGCGTCGCGGACGCGATGACGCCAGTAGGCGTCGTCGTAGGCGGTCACGCGGCGGGCGTCGAGATCGTCGATCTTGCCGTCGGCGAGAATCTCGCACAAAGCTTTGGCCTGCTCGTGATACTCGGACTCCGCGACGAGGGCCTCGCGGAAGAAGGCGCCCGGACTCTCCGGACCGCGCTCCTGCCTGGGATTGATCTCGACGTTGTAGAGGTCGATGGGGACCAGCAGGGCCACGACGCGCAGGTCGCAGGTGCGATTGAAAACCGCCCGCCAGAACTCGATGGGGATGTTGGTCTTGCCCGTGCGGTAGTCGCTGATGGTCTGGAGCGAACGATTGGTCCAGTCGGCGAGCTGCTTGGCGCTGAGACAGACCCAACGATCGGTGTGCACGTCGTGGACGTGGGGCGACTCGTTGAGCATGGCGTTCAGCAGTTCAACGTCGCAACGCATGTCTTCCATCGGCGTCCCTGCCTAACGGCGGGCCGAGCCCGCCCTACTGGTGAAAACGCGGCGGAAATCCGTTGGTCCGCCGCCGGAGTTCGATTACAAACCAGAGGCCGCCCGGCGCGGACGCCGGGGCTCTGAGTCACGACAACCGCAACAAGACGTCTCCGGAACGGGTCATCACAACGAGGCCCGGCTGGTAGTCGATGAGGACACGCATACCATGCGGGCATGAAAGACAAATTTCCGAGGACGATGGTGATTCCGGCGGAGGCGTATGGGTCTTGTCTGGCGAGCTTCGCCGGGGAACTGTGGATGGACTCCGATATGGCCCGGTTGGGGGATCATCCCATCGAACCGGATCAAATATTGGGGACGATGATTGCGGGGCGGCTGCCGATCCGTCGCCTGCTGCGGACGCCCTTTTGGAAACGGCGGGAGTTGCTTTCCAGTTGGTCGACGGATGACCAAAAAGCGCTTTGGGAATGGCTTTCTTCTCGGATTTGTTCCGCGCCACCATCCGGCGCAGTTCGTCTATCGAGGAGAAAGTTCCGCGCGTGGATCGACGCGCCGTTGCGAGCCGCAGACGTTTCGAAGGTCGATTGGCCGTTGATCCGGTCACTCGCGTGGACTTCCGGCTACGCCGAGTGGCTTTCGCGGGGCGGCGACGCGGACGTCGGGCGCTACCTGGGCTGCTGGGCGGAACGGTTTTGGATGAACGAGCCATCGTCGTGAAACTCCGAAACGCCGACCCCTCTGTGTCTCCCCTTGGTAAGGGGAGAGGCAGGCCGAGGAGCGGACGGGACAGGAGGAAACGTCAAAACGTCGAAACGTCGAAAAGTCAAAACGTCGAAACGTCGAAACCAGACGACGAACGATCGGAGTCGAACGCACTGGGAGCGCCATCGACTAAGGACCGCGGCGCTACGCACCGCAGTCGCTCATGGACCGACCGATTCTCGTTCCTCCGCCCCGCCCGATCCGGGCCAAAGCCTTTAATCTCCGCGGGCTCGGAGTGCCGCGGATTCACTCTTGGTTCGTCAGCGCCGCGAGGGGCGACGCGCTGGAAGGACTCGGAGATGTTGAAGACCTTGTCCACATCGGACGGGCAGAGATCGAAGCGCACGACGTCGAACGGAAAGCCGGCCAAATGAGTTGTTTTTGCGGCCACGGGTTACGCCTCCTTTCCCGCGGAGCGGTCGCGACGGACGCCGGCGAGGGCGTCGAGGATCACCTGGGCGCTTTTTTGGACATGGACCATTTTGGTCTTGAGGAAGTCCTTGTTGTGGATGAGGAAGTCGGGGCTGGTCTTGATCCAGGCGCTAATCTTGGCGGTATCGGAGAGCTCCTCGACGTGGCGGCGGAAGTGGGCGTATTCCAGGCTGATGGAGCGCTGGAGGTTGGGAGAGCGGACCTTGCCGGGACAGACCTTGCGGCGGATGGCCTGCTCCAACTGGCGGACGGACCATTCCTCCTTGGCAGCCTTGTCCAACCACTCGCGGGCGTTGGAACGGTCGAGCTCAAGGGCGACCCGGTGATGGGTCCAGGACAGATTTATGACGCGCGCCGGAAATTCCTTGGCGACCACCCTGCACTCGCGAACAAAATCGCCAGTTACTTCACCGTCTGGATTTATATCGTTAACGAGCTGGGCCAACGCGGCGTCAGTGCGACCACGGGAATAACGCTCGCACCATTGCAGGGCGTAACGGCCGACGGCGAAGTTGTCCCGGAGGGCGGCGTTGAAGATGGCCTGGACGAGTTGATCCTGGTCGTACTCGGCCTCGGCCACGATGGGCGGGGGGTTAGGAGCGATTCCCTTCATGCGAAGATCTCCTTGAAAAGTATGCGGGAGGCGGGGCGGAGTCTTCGCATGGTCCAAATGGAAGGAACCCCGCCTCCGCGCATTTCGTTGTTTCAATCAGGTTGAGGACCACAGCAGACTCCTAACTTCAGAGTGAAGTGTATCACATGATTCAAGCGAGTCAAGCGGAAAATATGAATTTTCTTGGAACAAGGGGAATTGGTATGAATAGGGGCATGGAAATCGAGTGGCTGAAGGACTTCGGAGCCCGACTTCGAGAAGCCCGCGTTCGCAAGGAGATGACGCAGGAAACATTGGCAGCGAAGCTGGGCGTCTCCGGGCAGACTATTAGTACGTATGAGCGGGGCACGCAGCCGATCCCTCCCGCGCGGGCGGTCGCGTTGGCAACATTGCTGCAAGTGGACATTGAAACTGTGACGCCGCCGCCCTCGGCGGATCGGGATGCGGCGTTTTCGTATGCGGTGGCGGGCATAGGAGTCGATCGGGCGCTGATCGCGGTTCTGAGGCAGGCGCTGCCCAAGTCGGTGATCGAAACCATGGAAGAAGAGCGGTGGCGGTCCGGGCTGACCGTGCAACGCATGTTGACGGCGCTCACCCTGTCGCATCAGATGCAGAGCCTACATATAAGGAGCATGTGCGTTTCGCTGGCCACGGCGATCGACGAAGGACAATTCACGCTGGATGAGGCGATTTGCTTCTTTCGGGTGCAGCAACCGGCGGTGATGGAACCAAGGGCGCCGGATTTCTCCGGTGACCGAGTCAAGGACTATCTGAGCGAGCGGTTGGCAGTGGTCCTCATCGACTTATGGGAAGGACAGGCAAAGAACCAAAGCGGAGGGAAGCGGAAATCTTGGGTCGAGGCAATGGATGCGGACGAACGGGAGTACGCCAAAGAGCGGACGGAAGAGGCAGAGCAGCGACGGCAGGCCGGCAAAGAGGCCGCACCGGAGAGAAAGGAGTCCAAAAAATAATTCCAGATTCCATTTGACAGGCGGTTCGGGATCGGTTAGATGATGCGCCCGTGAGCGGGACAATCCCGCCGCAAAGCCTTTGATCTCCGCAAAACTAGGGTGTATCGCGCGGGCATGACCGGTCGGTCGTAGCGCGCGCCAAGGATACAAACCCGGTGTGGCTCGGAATGAGCTGCATCGGGTTTTTTGTTGCGCCGGTTGGAGCACGGACCGCTCCATACCTGTCGCGGTACGGATGAGCGCGGAGCGGCACGGATGCCGAACGATCCACAGATTACGCAGATTAACGCAGAGGGACGGCGACTAACCGCTCCCTCACGGTCGCGGCTCTGTTTGGCGCGTGGACCAAAGTTATTCCCCCTCCAAAGCCCGGTCGGGGCGACTCCGACCCCCCGGCCGGGCACGGCCTCATTCATCCGCCGAGCGGAACCGCTCCCTCACGGTCGCGGCTCTGTTTGGCACGATCTCATTCATCCGCCGAGCGGAACCGCTCCCTCACGGTCGCGGCTCTGTTTGGCACGGCCTACATTTTCCTTACCTCATCCGCCGTGGCCGGGAGCGCCAACCCGGCCCGGCGGACCCCCTTTCCAGAGACAAGAGACTGGAAACTGGAAGGCGCGGCCCGTCGCTTGCGCTCCGGGTTCGGACAAGGGCACGACAACAAGAACCGGCGAGACCAACGGCAGAGTCGGCCGGCCGCGGGGCGGGCGGATCAGGGAGGATGCGACCGCCCCACACTTTTCGAACTACTTGACCACGAAGGAAACGCGGAAACGTAGAAACGTAGAAAGGAAGGATCGGATGAACTGGAAGATTTTTATCGGATTGGTCTTGGGATGGCTGCTGATCTTGGGGGCGGGGTGCCAGATGCCGGGGCAACGGCTGGAAAACGCCATGGCGGACAGCGCCCAGACGCTGGCAAGGAAAATCCAGGACGAAGGGGTGTTGCAGGACTGGATGATGGACGCGGACGGCCACGTGCAGGATCCCGGCCTGGAAAGCTATGTCTCCGCGACGTTCGCCTCGGGCGTGCGGGCGAGGGGGATCAACGGCAATATCATCGCCCGGGGACACGGGGATTCCACGCGGCTGCCGGCGGGCACGCGCGAGACGCTGCTCAGGCAACTCGACGGCCCCATCAGCGACGAGCAGAGGACGGCGATCCTGACGATCCTGGGCTGGAACCGCGCGGCGACGCCGGGGGGGCCGTAAAGAGATTTGAGATTCCAGATTTCAAAGAACGGCTGATCCACAGAGAGCGCAGAATTCACATAAGGTATATGGTAAATGGCGAGAGAAAGTAACCTCCGCATGTTCATAGAGTTCACAAAGAACTTAACCTTTTATGTGGCAATCTGCGTCATCTGTGGATCAGTCCCTTCCTGCATTGCCACACAAAAACACGATCCTATGGCAACGGCGGACGCGGGAACTGTGAGAATCGAGGACCGGAATGCCGCCGTGAGCGTGGAGAGCCGGTCGGATGTGCAGGCACGGGACGTCGCCGGAGTGTCCGGCAGGGATACGCGACTGGAACACATAGGGGGAATCGCGGGAGGCAATGCACGCATCGGCGGGGGCGGAGACAGCGTCACGGCGTGGATTCTGGCCGCGGGACTGGTCGGGCTGCTCGGCGCGGTAGTGGTGTGCGTGATCGGCGGCGGGCTGTTTTACATGCTGGTCCTGCGCCCGTGGCGCATGGGACGGGAAGCCGAGAAGCAGAGCAACGCGGAGGCGCGACGCGCGATCCAACTGAGCGGGGAAGTGATGAAGCTGGCGAGCGGCGAATGAGTCTCCGCTGGAGAGGAGACAGTAGACAGGAGAACAGAATCAACTGCTCGCCTGATCCACTGTTCTCCTCTCTCGCGAAGCGAGCGGAGCGAGCGAAGCAATGCGGGATGACGATCCACCGAAGTGCCCGGGATGCGGACGGAAACTCAAGCCCCGCGGGGCGGAGACGCGGCCCGGACGGAAGTTGTGCGACGCGGACTACTACCTTGCGAAGATATGGGGCTGCGCGGCGTGCAAGCTGCGCTATCGAGACGCATTGGACGGATCGGAACTGAGCATCGAGGGAACCACCAAGGGAAAGCGATGAGCGCGGTGTTCGAAGCCAGAAAACAGGCGGCGCTGACGGCGCTGAAAGGCTGTTGCCGGCGACCGCTGTCGGCCATCGAAATCGCGGCGGCGTGCGGGATCGTGGACATGCACTACTGGGTACGCCAGAGCCACGAGACCAAACGGCGACGAGTGCGGGAACTGATCGCGGAACTGCGAGATGAAGGATGGAGAATCGTCGCAGGGGTCCGAAGAGAGGAGACAGGAGACAGGAGACAGGAGAGGGAAGCATCCACTGATCCACTGTTCCACCCTCCAGCGGAGCTTGGGTATTGGCTGGCGCGGGACGACGCGGAGTGGCATGACTATCTGGAGAGCCGCAAGGCGAATGCACGGTTCGAGTTCGCGATGGTGAGGGATATGGGAACGGCGGCTCGGGAACGGAACACCGAACAGGGGACACTGTTCGACGGCGCACGGCAGACGGCGTGGGCGGAGGTTTGAACGTCAACCACGAAGACGCCAGTTTGAGATTTGAGATTTCAGAGGCGGTGACCTGGTGGTGAATGTTTTGGAGCGGAGCGCAGTGAATGACGACGGGTGACTACCTGGCGATCGCGGGATTGCTGGCGGCGTTCGTGGGAACTCCCGTGGCGGTGCTGACATTCTCCGTGCGGGCGCTGCGCAGCGATACGGCGATCTTCCGCGCGAGCGTCGCCGAAGATGTCGGCGGACTGGAAAGCAGAATGCGCAGCGTCGAACTCGAAAAGGTGAACCGCACGGATTGGATACGAGAACAAGTGAGCGTGCGGGCGAAGATCGACGTCATCGGGCGGGACATCGCGGCGCTGTCCGCAAAATACGACGCCAGCCTGGGCATCGGAGCGAGCATTCAACGCACCGCCAAGGCGATTGAACAGTTGGCGGAAAGCCGGATGGGCGGCAAGGGAGAGCGGGATGGACGCTGAACGGGTGCGGGTGGCGCAGATCAAACAGATTCGCCGCGACGTGATCGCGTCGCTGAACATGGCCTTTCCCGGGGAGCTTTCCTACGAGGACCTGTGCAACGTCCTGCCCCTGGTGGAAGAGCACTACATTCAGCGAGATGTGCAGTATTTCATCGATCGCGGGTACGTGACCTGGATCAACAGCCGGCCGAACGCGCCCTGGAAGGGGCGACGACTGCGGCTGACGGACAAGGGCGTGGACGTGGCGATCAAAGTGAACGTGGACCCGGCGCTGGAACCGTAGCCGCGAAGCGGCACTGCTTGCGAGCAGTGGCACACGTGAAGAGCGAATGCGGAATGAGCCACGAAGGCACGAAGAGCGAATGAATGGGCGACGGCAAGGACAAGGCAATCCCGCGGTGGGCGGCGGAACTGGGAGACGCGACGTGGGAGCGGATCAACGAGCTGCTGCACGACGGATGGGACACGCCCGACATCATCCGGGAGCTCAACGTCCCGGCCAGCAAGCTGCGCAGCCTGCAACTGTACGCCCGCAAGTACGGACCGCGACGGCGGCTGATCCTGTTCGACGGATTCAAACAGAACCTGCTGAGCGCGGGCGCGGAACTGGGACCGAAGTTCAGCAAGGCGCTGGCGGTCATCGCCGAGCACGCGGTGAGCACGAGCGTGAAGGAGTCCACCCAGCAACGCGCCGTGGACCTGATGCTGGAATTCGCCAAAACACTGGGCGGGATGATGGCCCCGGACGAAAAGGCGGAGCGGGAGCGTGAAGGACAAGCGGATGCGAAACAGGGCATGGTCAGCGCGGCGGACGTGGTGGCTCGGATTCTCGATCTGTACGGCGTTAAGCGGAAACCTCTCGATGGCCCATGAACTCCAGGACGTGCTCTACGACTACCAGAAGCGGGTGATCGCGCGGCCCGCGCGCTTCACCTGGAACAACTGGAGCCGGCAGACGGGGAAGAGCTTCGCGTTCTCCCTGCGGCGAATCCTGCGGGGGCTGGAGCGGAGCAGGAACCAGATCTTCCTGTCGGCCAGCCAGACGCAGAGCCGCGAACTGATGATGAAGGCCGAGCAGCACCTCCGGGCCATGCAGATCGCGGCAAGCTCCATCATGGAGAGCGAGGTCTTCGACGAGGTGAAGTTCAAACAGTTGGAGATCGCGGTGCCGCCGGTGGGCAAGGGCGGACGGCCGTTTCGCATCATCGGGCTGCCTGCCAATCCGCGGACGGCGCGGGGATTCACCGGAGACCTGCTGCTGGACGAATTCGCCATGCACCAGCGGGACGCGGACATCTACGCGGCGGCTTTCCCCACCGTCTCGCGGGACGGCGGGGAGATGGACGTGTGCTCCACGCCGATGGGACGGCAGAACATGTTCTACCGCCTCGGACAGAACGCCATGTTCCACCGCGAGACGGTGAACATCCACGACGCGATCGCGGGGGGATCGCCGCTCAACGCCGAGGAGCTCCGCCGGGGGATCACCGACGACGAAAAATGGCGGCAGGAATATCTGTGCGAGTTCGTGGACGAGGCCACGGCGTTCCTGACCTACGAACAGATCTGCGAGTGCGAGGTGGGCGATCTTCCGCTGGAGCTGGACCTGGCGGCGCTGCGCGAACTCAAGGGCGACGTGGTCGTCGGCATCGACGTGGGACGCAAGAAGGACCTCACCGTGGTCTGGGCATTTGAAGTCCGCGATCGGACGCTGCTGAGCCTGGGGATGTTGGAATGGTCGGCGATGCCGTTTCGAGAACAATTTGAACGCATCTCGAACGTGCTCCGAAACCCCTGCGTGCGGCGCTGCGCCATCGATGCCAGCGGGCTGGGCATGGAGATGGGCCAGAACCTGGCGCTGGATTTCGGCGAGCACACGGTGGAGGCGTGTACGCTGACTGGGCCGTTCAAGGAACAGATCGCTTCGCTGATGCGCAACAAGTTCATCGACAAGCTCATGCGCATCCCCGCGGAAGAGAAGATCCGTAACGACCTGCACAGCATCCGCAAGACGGTGACGGCGGCGGGCAACGTCCGCCTGGACGCCCCGCGGAGCGAGGGAAGCCACGCGGACCGGTTCTGGGCGGGGGCGCTGGCAGTGTACGCGGGCGGCAATGCGGGCGGACCGATCGAAGTGACGATGGGGCCGCGAAGGGCGATGGCGGGACTGAGGGGCAGTCGAGGGTGAATATCAGATTTGAGATCAGGGGACTATGGGCGCGAGGCTGAACACGATCGTTAACCGGGTGAGGAGCGCGGCGGACGCCCTGCGCGGGCGGGCGCCGGAAGGGCGGGTCTACGCCTGGTCGCGGACGCTGGACAGTTACCGCGCCGCGCAAACGAATCAAATCACCTTCAGCCGAATCAACGCCGTGCTGCAAGGCGCTCGCGACGGATACATTACGGAAGCCATGCTGCTCTTCGAGGAGATGGAGCAAGTCGACCCACGGTTGAAGAGCAACGCCGAAAAACGGCGCATGGCGCTGACCGGACTCGAATACGAGATCGTCTCGGCGGGGGAAGTGACGGACACGGCCGACGAGAAGCTGGCCGAGGAAGCCGCCGATTACGTGCGGGAAACACTGGACGCCCTCGATGGATTCCCTGCGGCGCTCGAACACCTGGCCACGGCGATCGGGCCGAACCTGGCGGTCTGCGAAATGGAATGGGAATCCTCCCGCCCGATTGCGATCTTCGAGGTCCCCACCCAACGCCTGACGATGGACCTCAACCAATCGCCCGCCGTACGGATCATCACCGAACAACAGCGGCTGGGCATGGAGATGAGCGGAGTGAAGTTCATCGTGCACACGCCGCACGCGGTGAGCGGAAGCCCGCTGCTCAAGAGCCTGTCCATGGCGCAGGCGACCATCTGGCTCATCAAGAAGCTGGCGATCGCGGACTGGGCCACGTTCTGCGAGATTTTCGGCATGCCCATCCGGGTGGGCAAATACCGACCGGCGGCGACGCCCGAGGAAAAGCGGGTGCTGACGGACATGCTGGCCAACATCGGGGCGGCGGCGTGGGCGATGGTGAGCGAGGCCACGTCGATCGAGTTCACGGAGACCAGCCAGCGGGGAGTCGCGCCGTTCGAGGCGATCGTCAACTACTGCGATCGGGAACAGGCCGTGCTGTGGCTGGGGGGCAACCTCACCGGCGACACCACGGGCGGGACCGGAACCTTCGCATCGGCGAAGGTGCAAGACGACGTGCGTGATGATCTGCGCGATGACGACATCAGGCGCGAATCAAGGACGGTGCGCGAACAGATCATCGCTCCGATGGTGGAATTCAAGTTTCCCGGGCGGGGCGCGAAGCTGCCGATCTTCCGGCGGATCAAGCCGGAGACGGTGGACCGGATCAAGGAAGCGCAGGCCATGAAGGCGGCGCAGACCGCGGGGATCGCTATCCCGAAAAAGTGGGCCTATGACCGGCTGAACATCCCGGAGCCGGATGAAGACGAGGAAGTGCTGGAACCGAGCGATGCGTTCGCGCCCGAAGGCGCGGCGCCGGAAGAGGAACTGCCGGCGAATGACGAATGACGAACGGCAAAGAGCGAGCCACGAAGAGAATCTGGGATTTGAGATTCCGGATTTGAGATTGGTCAATGGCGCTACGTAGTCAAAGGCAAGTGCTGGGGCACCTGGAGCGGATGAACCGCAAGGCGGTGCGGAGGATGGTCGGGCGCTATCGCGACGGAGTCATCGGACCGCTGCTGGAGGCGGTCGAATCAGCGGAGGACGCAGAGGACGCGAAGAGGAGCCTTGGCGGGGAACTGCTTAGGCGCATGGACCTGGACGCGGTGGGCGAGGCGGCGGCGGGAGCGATGGTGCAGAGCGCACTGATCGGACGAACGACGGCGGTGCACAGAGACAAGAAACTGGAGACTGGAAACTAGAGTGAATGCCTGTTTCCGTACTAACCGAGAGCGACTTTGTTCCGAAGACGCCGGAGGCGGCGCGGGAAGCGTTCGCCAAGAAGGCGGCGCTGAACAGCGCGGTCTTCGAGCGGCTGTCCACGGCGGCGAAGCAGAAGGCCTTCCGCATCGCGGGGGTCAACAACGCGCGGCTCATCCAGGCCGTCCGCAACCGCATCGCCGCGTCGATCAAACGGGGCACGACCTGGCCGGACGTGCGCCGCGAGATCACCAGGCTCTTCGACGTGGCGGGCGAGGAGCTGCCCTCGCTGGGCCGGCTGCGGCAGGTGTTCATCACCAACACGCAACAGGCGTACAACGACGCCCGGCGGGAACTCTTCGAGCAGGAGAGGGAGACGTTTCCGTTCTGGCAGTACCTGACGGTGGGCAACGGAGTGGCGGGGGTCAACGGCGTGCGGGCGACGCATGCGGCGCTGCACGGACTCATCTTCCGGGCGGACGATCCGTTCTGGCTGAGCCACTACCCGCCGTGGGACTACAACTGCCGCTGCTACGTCGCAGCGCTGACGCCGGGACAGGCGCGGGGAACGGGGCAAGAGCTGCGCAGCCTGGGCTACGCGCGAAGGGAACTGAAGATCGGACCCAATGCGGCTTTTGAGCGGAGCGGGGAAGGCGAACTGAAAGGGATCGACGCGGAACTGGCGGCGGCGTTGAGCGAAATGCTCGGCTGAACCACGAAGGGCACGAAGAAGGCGAATTTGAGATTTGAGATTTCAGAGTGTTGAACCACGAAGTCACGAAGAGGGATCCCAGATGACGCAGGGCGACACAGAGACGACGGATCGGCGGAGCCATTCAGGGGCGGGCGATATGGGGATCCGTATGGTGGTGTGCACCCCCAAGGAGGGAGACGGCCTCATTCGCGTCATGCTCGCGCCGTGGGGACTGGTGCGCAGTCTCATGGGAGATTTCACGGTTGATGAGGAATCGGCGCGGCTCATCAGTGAAGCCTTCGCCAAAGAGGGGCGGGATCTGCCCATCGACTTTGAGCACGCCACGATGGGAGGACGCTACGGTACGCCGTCGGGCGCGGCGCCCGCCGCCGGATGGATCACCACTGTAAGTGCAACGCCGGGCGTGGGGATCTTCGGATTGGTGAAGTGGAACAATCAGGCGCGGGACATGATCCGCAACGACGAGTACCGCTGGCTGTCGCCGGTGTTGGTCGTGCGGAAGAGTGATGCGAAGGCCGTCGCGCTGCATTCCGCGGCGCTCACCAATAAACCCGCGATTCAGGACAGCATGCAGAAACTCGCGGCGAAAGACGTGAACATGGAGCTGGCCGCCGGCCAGAGACCTCTTACACAGGAGAAAGCCATGAATGAGCTATTGCTCATCGGAAAGGATCTCGGCCTGGCGGAAGCCGATTGCAAGGTCGAGACCATCGTCAACAAAATCGGCGAACTCAAGGAACGGGCGAAGCCCGCGCCGGAGACGGCGAAGGCGGTGCTGGTGGCCAACGCGGCCAGGAAAGCGCTGGGACTGAAAGACGACGCGGACGCCAGCGCCGTGGAAGTGGCGATCAACAGCCACAAGCAGGCCAAGGACGCGGCGGGCACGCAGGCCACGGAACTCGCCACGCTCAAGGAAAAGTTCGCGGAGCGGGAGGCGGACGACCTGATGCGCCCGTACATCACGGCGAACAAGATCAATCCCAACGCGACCGAGGACGTGAGGGTCTGCCGCAACCTGGCCAAGAGCGATCCGGAGACGTTCAAGAAGCTGATGGCCGAACGCCCGGCGCTGGTCGAGCCGGGGCGGACCACGCCGCCGGCGGGCGGGGCGAAAACGGGAAGCTCCAAGGAAGAGGAACTGATCGCCAACGCGGTGAAGGAGCACAAAGGCGACTACGGCGCGGCGATGGCCGAGCTTCAGCTTGAACTCAAGCAGCCCTATCTCCTCCAGGGGCTGACCAATAGGGCCGCGAACGCGAGGTGCGCGGAGCAGTTTCCGACGATTTTCGCGGTGTAGGCGCGTTCCGTTAAGCGGCGGCAGGCCGCATTCAAGGAACCGAGTCCGCCAGGACGGCGGCAATCTGAAAGGAATCACGGATGATTCAGTTAAGCAATACCCTCTCTAAGAGTTTTCTCGCGGGTGGAACGATCACCAAGGGGGCGATCGTGATGTTCGGATCCGACGACAACACCGTCGTGGTGGCCACGGCGGCGACGGATCTGCTCATAGGCGTGGCCCTCGCGGACGCGGTCTCGGGGGCGCGCGTCGAAGTGCAGTTGGCCGGCGTGGCCGAGATCAAACTCGGCGGGACCGTCACCCGCGGAAACGACGTCACCTCTGGCGCGGCCGGCGTGGGCGTGGCGCTCTCCGCGGCGGCGACGATCAAGAGCAGCGTGGGCACGGCGATGGCCAGCGGCGTGACCGGGGACATCATCCCGGTGCTGATCAGCCTGTGGTCGGCGGTGACGGCGTAAGCCGAGGCCGGGCGACGAAGTAACGGACGGACAACGGAAACCAGGAAACCGGCGGCGCGGGATGGAGCCCGCGGACGCATTCGGAAGGAGCCGAAAAAATGACGCCAGAACAGGGATCATTCTCACCGGGGCTGACCCGGATCGCGGTGGAGCAACAGAACAAGGAGCTTATCGCGGATCGGGTGCTGCCCATCGTGCCGCACTCGGCCAAGACCGGGCGGTACAAGTCGTATAGCGCATACGACGTCTTCGGGATCGAGGGAGGTCAGCTTGGACCGACCTCCCAGGCCGATGAATACTCGTTCGAGGTGAGCGAGACGTCCTTCGCGATGGACGACTACGGCAAGGTCGGCTGGGTAAGCCAGCAGGACATCGACAACGCCGAAGCGCCGATCACGCCCATGGAGGCGATGACGCGAAAGGTGACCAACAACATCCTGCTGATCCGCGAGCGGCGGGTGGCCCAGGCGGTGCTCAACACCGGCAACTACGCGACGGCCAACAAGCTGGACGTGGCCGGGGCGTGGGCGACGCTTACCACCGACGCCTGGTCGCAACTGCTCACCGGACTCGACGCGTGCGCGGCGCGGCCCAACGTGTTCGTCGTGGACATCGCCACCTTCCGCAAGCTCCAGGCCAACACCACCATCCTCGCGGCGATCAAGGGGACCCTCGCCCCGCAATTCATCGAGCAGGCCAGCGGACCGGCGAAGACGGGATCGGCGATGATCCCGGATTCGGTCTTCTGCCCGGCGCTGGCCCAAGCCCTGGGCGTCGATCGGGTGATGATCGGATCGGCGTGGTACGCGAGCAGCAAGAAGGGCCAGACCATCACCAAGGCGCGGGTGTGGGACCTGCCCAACGCGACCAAGGGCGGCGCGGCCTTCCTGCGCGTGGCCCAGGACCAGGTCGCCGACCTGGTCTGGGGGATGCAGATGATGTGGAAGCAGCCGCTGCGGGTGATGACCTGGTTTGATCCGAACCGGGGCGCGGACGGGAGCACGGCGATCAAGGTGGTGGAGACGACGAAAGTCGTGCTGGTGGCCAATGACGCGGGCTATCTGTTCCACGACACGCTGCTGACTTGATGACGAATCTCAGATTTCAAATTTGAGATTTGAGAGCCAGGAACGGAGATCCCGAGCGGACGACGGAGCACTGCTTGCGAGCAGTGGCACACGGCGATGGCGTACATCGTACAGGCGGATCTGGAAGGGCGAGTCGGGGCTGCAAAGCTCCTGCAACTCACCACGGACAGCGGGGCGACCATCGACGCGGCGGTGGTCGCCGAGATCATGGGCAGCGCCGAAGGCGAGGTCAACGGATACCTCGCCCGGCGCTACGCCGTGCCCGTGGACCTCACGGCGCATGCGGACGTGCAGGCCACGCTCAAGGGGTTCTGCCTGGACCTGGCCGCGTACCGGGCGCACCTGCGGCGGCCGCCCGTTCCGGAAGACATCAGCAAGGCGCGGAGCAACGCCGTGGAATGGCTGAAGATGGTCAGCGAGGGAAAGATCGTGCTGCCGGCGGCGACGACGCCGGCGAGCACAGGCGCGGACGATCCCAAACCGAGCTGGGGAAGCAATGCGCAGAACGCGGCGAAGATGAGAGGGCTTTAACCACGAAGACACGAAGGCACGAAGAAGAGGATTTGAAATTTGAGATTAGAGATTTCAGAGGGTGACTTGGTGGTGAACGAAAAATGGCCAGCGGACTGAACATGCGGGTGGCGATCACGGGCGATCGAACGATGTTCGAACGCGCCGCGAAAGCCTTTCGAGAACCCAAGCGGCTCATGCGCCGCGTGGGCATTCTGGCGCTGTCATCCGCGGGACGCAGACTAACGACCGTGCTCAAGAAAGAGGGCGCGATCCGCACGGGACGATTGGCCGCGTCGCTGAGCGAAGGCGGAGCGGGCAACGTATTTGAAATCTCGGATTTGAAGGTTGAGGTCGGCAGCAATCTGCCCTACGCGGCGCAGGTGCACTACGGCGGGATCATCGAACCCAAAAACGCCAAGGCCCTGGCCATTCCGCTGCAAGACCATCTGAAACGTCATGGAATCGGGCCGCGGGAACTGGACCCATCCGGGAAGCTGCTGAAGTTCGTGCCGTACACGGGGAGCAAGCCCAACATCTTCGGACTGCTGGTGGCCGATGAAGCGATCGGCCGGGGCACGGGCATCGTGCGTCGCGGGAAAAGGAAAGGGCAAGTCCGGGTGAAACAATTCCGTGGGCCGGTCTACGCCCTGGCCTATTGGGTGAAGCAGGAGGCGAGGCCGTTTCTGTACTTCGATGAGAAGGACATCGCCGAGATCAACGAGAAGATCGTGCCGGAGTGGCTCGACGGGAAATGAATGGCAAATCTCAAATTTGAGATTTCAGATTTGAGATTTCAGCGGAGCGGAGCGACGTGGCGAACGACGGATCGATGGCCAGCAAGGTGGAGGATTGGATCATCGCGCAGATCCAAGCCATCCAGTTCAACGGGGCAGCGGCGTTCGAGGCCGTCGAAGTGAAACCGTGGGAAGGGACCGAGAGCGGGACGGTCGGGCAATTCGCGGAAGAACTGATGTCCGCGACGCGCGACCATGTCGCCCGGGTGTTTTTCTCGGGCGAGGAAACCGAGGAGCTGGCCGACAGCCAGATCAAGCTGTCGCCGACCTACGTGGTGCTCATCGGCATCCGCAACCACACGCCCGCCGCCGCGCGACGCGGGGAGGTGCGGGGAGCGGAAACGAGCTGGGGAACGAACGCCATGCGCGATCTGCTCCAGGCGGCGTTCAATCAGAAGAAACCCGGCGTCACGGCCGGCTCGACGATCACGGATAAGTCGCACTACGCGGGCGCGGACGTGGTCTGGCACAGCTCCAACCTGTGCATCATGCGGGCCAACGTGATCGTCGACGAAGTGCCCAAGGCGCTCTAGGGGCAATAGAGCGCTGAGCGGCGCACGAAGGAGAATGCAGTGGCCAACCAGCGAATCTACGACGAAGTCGACGGGCTGAAGTTCACGACGTCCGACATCGAGGTCGGCGGAGTGACCTCCATCGGCACCGAACAGAGCTTCACGCACAACGTGGACAGTCTTTCGGACGGCGTGCAAGGCCCCTCGGACGCCGACGAGGCCGGGCAACGCGAGACGTTCCGGATCGTCACCACGGACGTCATGCAGGGGATCCCGATCCTCATCGGCACGCACGCCTCCATGCAGTTCTTCGGGCACGAGAGCGGCGTGGCCCCGCCCAACAACTACGGCAAGGTCGTGCTGATCGTTCCCGTGCCGCACGCGCTGGATTTCCAGGCGCAACGCGGACAGTACGCGACGGCCACCATCGACGGCATGTGCCGGTTCAATCTGGCCGCCAGCGAGTTCGCGGACGTGGAAGGATTCACCGAGCACCAGGCGGCGCCGACGCTACGTCACCCGCTGCGGCTCTGGCAGCCCAAGAGCGTGGTCCATGGATCCCTTCTGCCGAGCGCCGTGCAGAGCGTCGCGTTTTCGCTGGCCGGGCGGGTGCTGGAAGACTACGGCGACACGGACAAGGGCATGACGGCGGTGGACGTGGCGGGGTTCGCCCTGGGAGCGGTGACGCTCACGATCCGGGACAGCGGGCAACAAACGGGGCCTCCCACGCACAACATGCCCACGGCGCTGCTCAAGAACGGGGTGAAGGACCTGGTTGTTTCCTTTGAGGGGGTGGGCGATACGCCCGACGCCGTGCTGACGCTGCGGAACTGCAAGTTCCGGAAATCCGCGCGGGCCGGGGGACGGGACTGGAGCGGGTACACGCTCAGCGGCGTCATGCAATGGCGCGATCCGAGCGGCGCTCCGCCGCTCATTCGAACGATCAACGATGCGACGCCGGCCGATCGGCTGATCAACTTTGCGTGATGAACGGAGGTCGAGTTTCTAGTTTCCGGTTTCGAGTATTGCGATGGCTGACCTGACCCAAAAACTAACCCTGATCGCGGAGCTGCTGGGCGATAAGGAAGTCGTCGCCAACTTGCAGAAGCTCGTCGCCGCCCAGCAAGGCGTCGCGGGGGCCGCGGGGCAGCAGGCGCCGGCGGTGTCGGCGGCGGGAGAGGCGGTCACGGCGCTCGGTGAAGCGGCGGGCGAAGCGGCGGGCAAACAGGAAGAGCACACGCTGGCGATGGACGATTTCCTCGGCGTGCTCCGAGCCATCGACCCCCGGCTGGCCAGCATGGCGCGTGGCCTGCTTAACGCCGCCGTGGGGATGGGAGAACTGGGGAGCAAGGCGATCGACTTTTCGGCGGTGGGGACGGGGCTGGTAGGCATCGTCACCAAGTTCGGATCGACGCTCGGACTGCTCGCGGCGGGAGGGGCGTTGGCCGCGGGCATCGGGGCGATCACCGCCGCCTGGGCGAAGATGGGTGCGGAACTCGAAAAGGTCAACGCCAAGATCAAGGACCAGCAGGACGCGATGAACGCGCTGAAACGCGCGGAGGGGGAACGCAAGCAGGCGATCGAGGATATCTCCGATGCCCGAAAACGCGGCGGGTTCGATGCGGCCACGGCGCGAGCGGCGGACGAGCAGATCGGACGTGTATTGACGCGGAATCCCGCACTCGATGCGGAGGCGGCCAAGAAGGCGGCAGGCCATCTGGGGGACGTGGGACTGAGCGATGAAGAGATGGCGAGCGCCACGTTTCTGATGCAGACGGGGCGGCTGCAACTCACTGGAAAGGAATCGAAGCAGCGGGCGCGAGCGCGGTTTGATAAAGCGGCGGGGCGTAACCGGGAGGCGGTCGAGTCGCAATTCAGACGGGAAGCGAAGCAACGCTACGATACGGCGGAAGAAGCATTCCGCGAGAAGCAATCCATCGGCGGAGGGAAAACGGCGCTGGAGGATCTGGCGAGGGAAGCGTTGGGCAAGGGCGTGACGGACGAGCAGGTCAAGGCGGCCATCGCCAAGCTCGAAGAAAAAGGAGGCTTCAAGGCGATCGAAGCGGGGCTGGTGAGCCTGAAGAATTTCGGGGGACAACTGTCCGGAGGCATGAGGAAGGTGACGCGCGCCCCGTCGCCCGAAGAGGCCGATGCCATCAAAATCGGGCGGCTGCTGGACAAGAGGCTGCGCGAGGGGCCGACCTCCTCATTACCGGTTTCCTCGAAGTCCGGCGGTGAGCATCCTATCGCCCCCGATGTGCCAACCGTCACCCCCGATATCAAGGAGGCTGTGGATGAAACCAAGGGGATGATGCGCGAACGAATCAAAAAGGGTGAACCGACGTCGATCAACATCCACAACGAATTCAACTCCAAGAAGATCGTTCCGGGAGCGGCGTATCAGACGCTTGTGCGGGTCAACGGAGAGAGCGCGGCGCGGGAGGCGGAGATCTTCCCCTAACGAATTTGAGATTTGAAATCTAAGGTTTGAGATCGGAACGCTGTGAGCGCGACGCCGCAATTTGGAGGGACCAACGGAGTGGATGAGCTCGACGCCGGGCAGCCGGGGTCGGAGCGATACGCGGAGAACACGGCGCGGTTCACGTTGAAGGTGATCGAGGGGGCCGACGAGGCGACGCGGGTGGACCAGGCGGTGGTGCAACAAAACGTGGCCTACGAAGACCGGCTGGGGTTCACCTCGGGTCGGGTGGTCTGGCAAGGGAGCCTGAAGACGAGCACGGAAGACGTGCGGGCGGCGATCGTCGGCGAACTGAACCGGTACAAACACGGCAGCAGCCGGACGAACGGCGTGCTCGACCCGCCGGACCCCAGACAGATGCGGGCGACGAGATTGACCAACGCCTTCGGAACGATCCTGAGCGAGCAGGCAGTGCTCGAGGACTTCAGCATGGGCGAGGTGTTCACCCTGCACAACTCGGCGCCCTACACGCTGATCCATCCGAAGGTGCGGATCGTGTTCAAGAGGCTGGGGTAAGAGAAGACAGGAGACAGGAGACAGGAGACAGAAGAGTAAAGACTGCGGGATGTCATTCTGACTCCTGTATTCTGTCTTCTGAATTCTTTTGAACGATGCCGCCGCTGATAACGACCATCCTGAGCAAGGGCATCGGACGCGCGGAGCGCAACAGCCTGAACCGCGCCTTTCCGGCGGGCACGGTGCCCAGCGGATTTTCATTCGATCCGCCCGCGGTCCACGTCTACATCGAGACGGCGACGGGAAGCGGAATTTTCCAGCTCGCGGAGCGCGTGGACTGGGAGTCGGTGGCGCGGGGAATGGACGGCACGGAGACGAAGGCGGCGTTGATCGTCCGCGCCCTGGACGCGGACAAGCTGGACGCCGCAGCGAGCATCGGCGCCGAACACCTCAGCCAACTACTGGATCAACTGCACCCCGACCGCCGCGTGCGCGTCGCCATGCCCCGCGGGGCCGACCCGCCGATCATCCTCTTCCAGGGCTACGCCCTGTCGCGGACGGCGTCGTGGAGCGAACGGCACCAGGCGATCACCCTGGCGGCGATCGCGGAGGGCGAGGAACGGCTGGCGAGCGATCCGCAATGCCAGATCAGCGGACGGCTGATGCGGAAATACCCCTTCCGTGATCCGGCGACGGTGCAAAGCGACGACCTGGTGGAGGTGGACGCCCTTCCGCCGGTGTTCAACGCGGAGGGCAAGCCCAACCGGCTGGACTACGCGCTGACATTTCCGCGAACGGAGGGCAAGTCGGGGACCCACCGGATTTTCGCGTTCACCGCGGACGGCGATCCCCGTGCGAAGTTCTGGAACGCGGCCGACGCCCTGCGCTACGTGGCCTATCACTACGCGGTCAAGGCGGGGGTCAGCGTCGATGACTTCCTGCTGGATACGGACGCTTACGTCGGTCTGGAGGGAGGAAGCCCGGACGATCCCTTCGCCCGGCGGAACGTGCAACGGATCGAGCACGCGGCCGTGGCGTCGATGAACGCGCGGGAAGCGATCGCGGCGCTGTGCAGGGGGGCGGGGCTGCACTTTGAAATCGCGGTGCGAAACAAGCCGGAATCGAACGATCCGGAATACTTCCTGCGCGTGTTCGCCGAGATCGTAACGCTCGCCGAGGAAACCGCCACCCGGGAGCGGATGATGGCCGCGCCGCGAGCGCTGGACATTCCCCGCGATCGGCCCTTCTCGAATTACCAGGGGCTGACGGCGTGGGACATCGCTCTGCGCAACGAAGCGCGGCAGAGCCAACTGGCGATTGACGATCGGGCGATCAACGCCCCGGTGTTTCTCGCGGGGGCGCGGGACTGGGAGTGCTCGTTGCTTCTGCGTCCGGGATGGAAGCCGGACCCCAACCTCGACGACATGCTGAGCGACGGCCAGGCGCAGGCGGCTAAAACGTTTTGGGAAGAGCAGTTCGCCGAGGAAGAGGATGATGACTCGGGCGAAATCGTGCTCAGCGTCTACGACACGCGGCATCCGGAACATCATCGCTACGCCGACGTGGGGCGGCTGTGGGTCTTTCCGGACACGCTCGAGTACATGGACGTCGATCCGGAGACGGGATTTTCGAGCGTGGAAAATTCGCCGTTTGCACGCAACACGGGACCCTGGGCCAGTCCGCAGTTCTACAGTCCGTATCTCTTTGAAGGGACGATCGACAAGCTCATCTACGTGGACGGCGAGATCGGCGGGGACATTCCGGTGTCGGAAGTCGCCGACTGGGTCCTGCACCGCCGCCCGTTCGGAGAGCTCATCGCGCGGATCAACCCGAGCACGACGGAGCGGACGCCGCGAATGGAGATCAACTTCACGGCCGTCGATCCCTTCACGGCGCTGGCCGACCCCAATTGGATCCCCTTCACGGGCACGCCGGTCCTCGACAAGGAGCGGGCGGCGCTGTGGATCAAGGAAGACAACCTGTGGAAGTCGGCGAAGCTCCGCCCGCCGGGCGAAGACGAAGAAAACAACTACCTCTCCGCGTACCTGGGCATCGATTTCGAGACGGGCGAGTTTCGCGCTCCGCACCTGTTCGTGCGGATCACCTGCACGGTGCGCGGGGACCGGCGGCTGCGTTACGCGCCGGCGCCGTCGAGCGCAGTGCTCCAGCGGGCGCGGGCCAGGGTGATCGACCTGGGCTTCGAGCAGTTCGTCCTGTGCAGCCGTCGCGGGCAGAACAGCGCCCTGAACGCCATGCCCGTCGATCCCGATCCGAATTACGAGACGCGGGAGGACACGGTGGAGCTGCACGACTTCGCCGATCGGGCGCGGGCGCTGATGGACGCCGTCAAGGTCGCGGGATCGTGGGAAGCGCCCTACATCAAGACGGACGTGCGCATCGGGGATTCGTTTCGCGGGGTGTCGGGACTGGGCATCGACTTTCGCAGTTGGCCGACGTGCGTTTCGATCGAGTGGATGAAGGACCCCCGAGCGGGATACCGGACGGTGATGCACCTGACGGACCTGCGGCATGCGCCCGAGGAAGGCGCGGAGTAGACGGCGATGCTGGTCCCCGTGGAATTACGAATTCCGATCCCCGAAGGGGCCGACGCGGGCGACGGGCTGCAAGTCTACAGCGACTTCGGGGACGGGACGATCGACCTCGCCCGGCCGCTGCTGGCGCGGCCCGCGGCGCTGTTTGAGGCGATCGTGACGCGGACGAAGGACTTCGGGGGACAGGGGCTGCGCGGGACGTTTCCCACGGGGCGGCCGCCAACGCGGCTCAGTGAGATGTTCGGCAGGCAGCCGTTTGGGAAGGGGATGACGGAATTCATCCGCTACGTGGACGTTACCGTCCACCTGCCGGCGGCCTACGCGATGCACAAGTTCGCGGGGCAGATCGTGGATGCGGCGGGCAACGCCCAGGGCGGGACGCTGCCGGAGATCGCGGTGTTCGTCGCCGCCACGGAACCGCCGACGCTGTCGAGGTTTGAACTGGAGAGTTACGACGCGGTGAACGACCAGGCGGTGTTCGCGTTCGAGAGAAACACGGAATGAGGCGAAACGCCAAGATTATGAATTCGATGACGAGCGATTCGAGGATCGTTCGAAGGGCGTTTGAAGGAGCGTCGAGAAGGCCATGAGCAACCCGATTTATCCGGACATCACGGCGGCGGAGGCGGACGCCCTGAGCGGCGTGGTCGACGCCGCCACCGGCATCCGCCATCTGCTGAAGAACGCCAACGACGCCACCACCCCGACGCACTACACGCGGGTCATGCAGCAACTCGCGCAACTGATGGCCACGCTGGGGCGAATCGGGGGGATGGTGATCGACCTGGGCGGACTCAACGTCGGGGTCTTCGCCTGCGAGTACCGCATTGGGGCCACGGAGAAGAGCTTCGCGGGAACCGCCACGCAAGCGCTGACCGCCAGCGCGGTGAATTACCTGTACCTGGACGCGGACCAGACGCTGAAGATCAGCACCACGGCGTGGCCGGCGGGCGATCATCTGCGGCTGGCCAAGGCGACCACCAGCGGAAGCGACATCACGGCGCTGATCGACGCGCGGATGCACAATTATCTGATCGGCATCGTCAACGCCTGGTCGAGCGTGCAGGCGGGCAGCGACGTGGACGTGAACAGCTTCGCCCTCAAGAACGTCGCCGATCTGCGCTTCAAGGACTTCACCGAACTGACCCTGGCGGCGGATACGATCACGCCGACGCAGGCGCTGCACCGCTTGGATACGGAGGCCGATGCGGCGAGCGACAACCTGGTCACGATCACCGCCGACGCGGCGAAGATCGGGCGATTGCTCTTCCTCCGCGTGGAGAACGCGGCGCGGGTGGTGACGGTCAAGAGCACGGGGAACATCAGAATCAAGGACGGGGACCTGGTCCTGGACGACGTGGACAAGTTCATCGTGTTGATGCAACACAACGCGACGCAGTGGGTGGAACTGAGCCGCAACTTCAACAGCCCCAAGACCCTCCAGCAGGACGTGGATGCCAATGAGCGATCTATCATCAACGTAAAAAAGCTTAACCTGAAGCTCGGTTCCGTGCTCCAGATTGCCAGCGGGGCCATCACCCCGACGCACTCCACTCACAAGGTGCTGGCGGAAAGCGGCGTATTCGACGACCTGGCGGAGATCGTGGGCGGTGCGGACGGCGATCTGCTATTGATCGAACGGCAATCCACTTCGCAGATCACGGTGATCGACTCTTCCGAAGTGGGCGGGGTGAACATTGAACTGGCGGTCAGCGGACGAAGCTTGTTGCTCGATGAGGCTGGCAAATGGCTGCTGCTGCGAAACAACGGCGGAAGCACCTGGCAGGAAATCGCACGGGCCGCATGGAAACTATCGCACCTGGTCGGCACGGGGGAAGTGATCCCCTGGCAGCAGACGTTCGTAAGGACCGGCACGCTGACCGACGGACTGCTGGTGGCGGACCTCGATCTATCCTTCGCCATGCGCTTGCGGCGGGCGCGGGGGCGGGTGGTCACCGCGCCCTCCGGCGGAAGCTGCGTGGTGCAGATCAAAAAGAATGGGGCGAGCGTGTTCGCGGCGGACGCCAACGCCATCAACATCGCCAGCGCGGCGTTCACCGATACCTCGGACCTGATCGACGTCAGCTTCGCGGTCGGGGACCGGCTGACCATCCAGGTGGCGACGGCCAGCTCGGCGGCGGATCTGGGGGTGAGCCTGGAGGCGTACATGGAGGCGACGGCGCAGCCGTAGAACTTTGAACCACGAAGGTACGAAGAAGACCAAGGGTATGGAACAACTGGGGATGGGAGAAGCGAAGCGGCGCAGGGAGCGGCAGCGAAATGAGCGTGCACCCGGCAGTTTTTTTGTGGATCGGCGTCGCGTTTTGCATGACCGGCCCGAACCCGCAGGAACGACTCGGTATATCCGTGGGGGTGAACGTGGGCGGAAAATACGACGTGGACGGCGACGGCGATCTTGACCTGTTCGACGTAGCAGTAGTGTTCAATGAATGGAGTGAACGATGGCGATGATTTGGGCGATCATGCTGGCGGTGCTCGCGGCCCCGCCGACGACCGAAGAGTGGAAGGCGATCAAGCCGCTTCCGAAATTGACGATCCCGTGGGGCGCGCCGAAGGAACGCTACCGGGTCGACGACGCGGAGATGATTCAACTGACACGGATTCTCGGCGCCGTCACCGTCGATGCCGGGTACACGACGAAAGACCAGGCGCTAGCCGCACTCACCATCGCCAAGTTGGCGGAAACGGAACGCGGCTCGCCGATCAAACTCGGCGTGCTGTTCCGCCCGTGGGACGCGGCGGTCGCGCCCGACAGCCCCGAAGCGTCTGCGGAGTTCTACGCGACCTACCGGAATTGGCGCAAGGTGCAGGCTGCGCTGGACGCCAGCACCTACCGCCCCGGCGTGGTGTGCCTGGTCGATAGCGAGACGTTCGACGCCCGCAACGAGCCGAACCGTTCGCAGGTGGCGGACCTGTACTCAGCCTACGATGCTTTCATCCGGGCGGTGTGCAAGTGCGAGCGTGTGGAATGGTACGGCTGGGGGCCGTGGCCGGGTCCGTGCGAGCCTGATTCTTGGTGTACGCAGAAGTGGGCGGTCCCGTTTGACGGTCTTCAGAGCATCGGATGGGAAGCGTACCTGCGCGGCGAGATCATCGGGATGCGCGAGGCGTCGCGGCGGGCGCGGGCGCTGGCGGACTCAGTCGGCATTGCCGAAACGGCCGCGTGGGTGCTCGCGCCCGGCGCGGGGCAGGTGTTCACCTTCGATACGACCTACCAGCACATTGTCTGGGAGGCCGAACCGTTCACGTTTTATACCGCCGAAGTAGCCCGCGAACTCTACGGGAAGTGGCATTGCGGAAAGCCTGGGCGGTTCATGGCATGTCCGAGCACGGTAGCCGTCTACCCACATCCGTTTGATCCCAGGATCGCGGACCCGGACCGAAGGCACCTGATGGCGTTTCTGAAGGCGGGGACAGAGTAGAGGAGTGGGTGGCGGTTTCGACGGAACTGGGAACGAGCGCACCGTGAGGACGACATGGCGACGTTGACGATCACCCTTGAATCGGCGTGCGGCGGCGGCGGGCATCTGGACATCGGCGTGCGCCTGGACGGAGGGGCGAAACGCATCATCGCCTTGACGCGCGACGATATCGAAACCGCGCTCGATCAGGAGGGCCGGGACGCAGCGGTCGCGGCGCTCCTGAAGCTCTACGCTGTCGGGAAAACGAGGGCGCAAGTCCGCAACGCCCTTATTGCCGGAGTGGAGGTGGCGATCTAATGGCACTTGTTGACGTAGCGCCATTCATCTGGCCGGGCGGAAACACGCATGGATTCGCCTCCGGTTTGATAACCGCAGCGATCTGCGATGTAACCGGGGAAAAGTGCGCCTTTTGTGGTCTGATTCCCTCGACGGGGGCGATCAGTCGCGTAGGCATCAAACTCGGCGCTGTCACCAACGCTAACGCCGCAACGCAGATCACCGTGTCGTTGCAGACGTTGGACGCCGATGGGCATCCAAGCGGAACTTTGCTCGACGCCGCGAATGGACAGTGGCAACGAACTGGGGCGAGTATCCTCACCGCGAATGCGTGGACGTGGTTTGATTTTACGGACGTAACCTATGGCAGTGGGGCTGCGGCGGTTGCAAAGGGCGATCCGTTTGCGGTCGTGTTTGAAATGACCGTTCGCGGCGGAGCGGACTCGGTAACGGTGCAGGGTGTAGATGTGAACATTCGGAGTCGCATGAATCTTCCCTATGTCGATCTTTATACGGCGGCTTGGGCGAAGACGGCAAATGCGGCGGTTGCGCCGAATGTGGTGCTCGAATACGCATCGTCCGCCTACGTTGTTGCTCCTGAGTTTGGCGGGATATCGAACACCTCCGTATCCGCCAACAACGAGGAAAAGGGAGCGAGATTCCGCTTGCCGTTCCCGGCGAGAATTGCGGGTCTTATAGATTACCTTCTCTACACGAAGGCCAGCGGCCAAACCAGCTTTCAGCGGCATCTCATCGCAGACGCCACTTCCCCGGGCGGAGTCAGACTGGCATCGACGGCGGACATCGATTCGGATTTATCTGACAATCCAACGACCGTCAATGCGAGCGGGATCATTCGTTTTGCCACGCCCTATGAGGCGGCGGCGGGCACATGGTACCGGGCAACATGCACAGGTACGGGGGTGCATGGCATACTTTATTCCAGGAACGTCGAATCCAACGCGCTACTCACGCAAGTTTTGGGGACGACGGATTTTTACTGGTGCGACGACAACGGGTCGGGCGGATGGACGGATGTTGATTCCGAGTTCCCGACGTTGCGGCTGGTCATAGATCAACTCGACGACGGGTCGGGCGGCGGGGGCGGAGGCGGCGGCTTGATTACGCATCCCGGCATGGCGGGCGGAATGAGAGGATAGCATGGCGAAGTTCTCAATTGCTCGATCGGCGACGCCCAATCTGGTGGTGCGGGTATTCTTGCAAGACTCCGCCGTCACGACCGGAGCGGGCAAGACCGGCATTGTGCGGACGCAGGCAGACCTGAAGATCAACGTGATACGCGCGTTATCGGCAGCGTCCACAAACTACGTCGGCGGGACGTCCGTTGAGGATATCACCACGCTGGGAACCTATGCCGCCCCCACGTCCGCAAACTGCCGGTTCAAGGAAATTGACGCGACGAACCTGCCGGGCTGGTACGAGATTCACCTGGAACAGGCGGCGGGCGGAACGGCGGACGCGAGTCGGTTTGTCTCCGGCATGGTGCGGGCGACGGGTGTTGCACCGTGCCCGTTCGAGGTCGCGCTGGATGCGGTGGACCGCCAGGACGCGGTACGCATGGGGATGACCGCCCTGCCAAACGCCGCAGCCGACGCGGCGGGCGGGCTGCCCATCAGCGACGCGGGCGGACTGGACCTCGACGCGAAGCTGGCGAATACGGACGAAGTTACGGCGGTGCGCATGGGCGCACTGACCGACTGGATCGACGCCGGGCGGCTCGATCTCATACTCGACATCATCGCCGCAGACACCGCCGCGGTGAAGACGAAGACGGATTTTCTTCCCTCGGCGACAGCCGGGGCGGCGGGAGGCGTTTTCATCGCGGGCGCCAACGCGGCCACCAGCGTGACGACCGCGCTCACTGCGAACATTACAGGCGACCTCAGCGGGTCAGTCGGTTCCCTGGCCGCCCAGGCCAAGGCCGACGTTAACGCTGAGGTCGACGCGGCGCTCGATACGGCGATCCCCGGAACGCCGACGAGCGACTCGATCAACGAACGGGTCAAAACGCTGGACGACAACTACACCGCCACGCGCGGCGGATACCTGGACAAGCTGAACATCACCGGCAACGTCGCGAGCAGCGGAGAGGTGACGGCCATTCAAAACAACACCCGCGTGCGGGTGATCGTGCCCCCAATGATCGAGCGCCCCGACAGCGGCTCGACGGCGTACAAGCTGCACCTCTATCTCTACGACCAGGTCGGCAACATGGAGGCGCCGGACTCGACCCCGACGCTGACGGCGGTCAATGAGGCGGGCACGGACCGCTCGGCGAACCTGGGCGCGGTGACGCTCGAGGGCACGGGGCACTATAGCGTCACGTACACGGTCAGCTCGGCGCACGTGATCGAGGAACTGCTCTTCGAGTGGAGCATCGTGGAGGGCGGAGCCACGCGGCTGCACGGGGCGGCGGCGCAGATCGTGGACACGACGGCGGTGGACTTCACCAGCGCCGATCGAACCAAGCTCGACACCCTGCACGACACGCGGATTCCGGGCGTGATTCAGCCGCAGACGGGCGATGCCTTCGCGCGACTGGGCGCGCCGGTCGGCGCGTCGATCAGTGCGGACATTGCCGCAGTCAAAGCCGATACGGCGGCGGTGAAGACCAAGACCGACAATCTGCCCACGGATCCCGCCGACGAGAGCCTCATCATCGCGGCGACCGACGCGGTGATGGCGCGGCTGGGAGCGCCCGCCGGGGCGTCCATCGCCGCCGACATCGCCACGCGGGCGACGCCCGCACAGGTGAACACGGAATGCGACACGGCGATCGCCGACGCACGACTGAATCAACTGCTGGCGGCGTCGATGGCGGCGCCCGCAGCAGGATCGCTCTTCGCCGAACTCACCGAGGATGACGCGGGAACGCAGCGATTCACCACCAACGCCCTGGAGCAGGCGCCGTCGGGCGGAGGGTCGTCGGAAACGCGGAACCACGAAGGCACGGCCCAGGCGGGCGGGGCAGCCACGATTACGCTGGACGCGGGGGCGTCGGCGGTGAACGACTTCTACAAGAACCAGCGCTGTGCGATCGTGGGCGGTACTGGTGCGGGAGAATGCGAGATCATCGCGTCGTATGTCGGCGCGACGAGAGTGGCCACGATGGCGGCGAGCTGGGCGACGGCTCCCGACGCCACTTCGCAGTTCCGCATTCTCCCGCTCGGCACGATACCGGGCGCATCCGCACCAACCGCCGACCAGGTCGGCGAGACGGTGCTCGACAAACTGTCGACCGAAAAGATCGTCGTGGATCGTTCGACGGGGCAGATCACGGCTTACAAGGCGGACGGGACCACGGCGCGCGGCACGCGAGAACTCACGGAGATCGATGCGGACAAGATCGGATATGTGCCGGTATGAGGATGATTGAGGAATTTCAACGCGGGGCCGACCCCTTCCTCCTGGGCTACGGAAGCTTCGAGCACGCGGCGCTGGGGTTCATCCTGACGGACGGGCTGCTCTTCCCGCCGCGGAATGGGGCGGTGATCCTGCGGCGGCGGCGGATGTATCCGGACGTCTCGGCGTGGACGTTTTGCGGTAGCGCCGCGCTCTCGGCCACGCAGATCAGGAACATGCCGGGCTTCGATCATGAAGCGGACATGGGTTTTCAGTACGACGCAGCCGTGGTCTACGGCAACGGGTTCGCCAGCGCTTTCGCCGAGCCGGTGCGGGTGGATTTTGACGGGGCGGGGGACCGGATCGATCCGCCGCTGCCGATGTTCCCGCTCCATCTGTCGGCGAAGCCGATCGCGGGCGGGAAGTTCCGCGTGTTCTTTGAATACGACCCCTACGGCCAGGGGGCGTGGCCGAAGGATTTTCAAGTGTTCGCGGGGGCCGATCCGGGAAGCGTGAATTACACCGCGCCACTGACGGACTCGGCGACGGGACTCGATTACGTGCGCGTGGTCGGGGACCAGCGGAGCTTCTCGTTCACCACGGGGGCCTACGCGCAGGGAACGGTGCGGGTCTTCGGCGTGCGCGGGCGAAACAGCGGCGGCGCGGCGGAGCGAAACACGCGGACGACGGCGGCGGTGACGGCGATGGAGACGACGGAAGCGCAACTCGCGTCCATTGCGAGCGGGCAGCAGGGGAGGCGATAAGAGTGGCTTACGACGGCGAACACAGCAGGCGGCGGGCGGAGCGGATCGTACGCGGCTCAAAGACGACGACGAGCCAGCCGATTCCCACGGCAGCGCCGGGGGGCGGAGGCGAGAACCGGTTCATCGGGATCATCCGGAAGATCGAAGGTGACATCCTCAAATGGCAGCGGATCCGCTACGCGGACAATCCGCCGCAGGTGGGGCGCTATGAAGCGTTCGGAGAAATCAAGGACGGATACCCGATCGAGACGGCGATCGTGGCGCACTACAAGCACTGGGTATTCGGCCCGGGCACGGTGACGGCGCTGGCCTTGCCGATCTTCGCCACGAAGCGGAGGGGGGCGTGGATCATCGAACTCTATATGAAGGCCGACTACTCGGTGCTTGATCCCAGTGCGGTGGTCTACGGGGGAGGGCAGGGCTGATGGCGGACGAACCGATCGTGGCAGAGCCGGTAAGCCCGGTGATCTATCCGGCGGAACCCAAGCCGCAGAGGCCGACGCGGGACTTGTGTCCGATCGTTCACTTCGTGCCGCAGTACGTGGTGAAAGACGGCGTTGGGGTGATCGTGTGGATATCCAGGCACACGACTCTTGCGGTGAATGAACGGGTGAGCGGAGCGGGGCGGGGAATGTATAAGCATATCTTCGCGGAGGCGGTCGTAAACCACGCGCGGGGAACCGTGCAACTGGCGGTCCGCACGGGCAATCAACAATGCGTCGGCGGATTCGGCAACGTCGGCGGTCGCGTCAGAGGTATGGTGCGGTCGCCGCTGGAAGGCACGATCGTCCAATGGTCGTCGATGGTGGGGTGCATTCCCGTATGACTGAAGACCCGTCAGTATTCGATTTCTGCAACACAACGGGTCGGACCGTGGGCGGTTGCATGGGCGTGGACGCCGGGATGCCCTTTGCCGATCCCCAACCGATCAGAGCCGACTGCGAAACAGACCTCGACTGCATCTACTGCGTTAAGGCTCCAAATGAAGCGGAGTGCGGTATTGAGTTTGACCGGGATCAGACTCCGTGCGCGGTCGGCGGCATCGGGGAGAATAGTCCAGCCGCTCCGGGGGCGGCGATAGAACTCGACTCGGTGGGTCCGCTGGATTTATTCGAGCAACCGACGTTCACGGCGGGAACGAATCAGGCGCCGAACATCCGAACGACGTATCACCTTGCGGGGACAAGGGCGCGCGTTCTGCCGACCTGGCCGAGCCACAATATCGAACACGTGTGCTGTGCGTGGCTTTGCCACTGGATCGTTTACAACGGCGTCGGCCCTGCGTGGGTCATTACCTGCAACAAGCCGATCAAAGGGCAATATCCGAATCAGGCACGGCAACGGTTGCCGCGTTCCTTCTCGCTCCACCCAGGTCGGCAGATCATGCACATTCACTTCGGGTTCGATGCAAACTCGGCATGTTTCATACTGTCCGATCAATTCTGTCTGACTTCCGGGCTGCACGATATTACGGACGAGTATCCTGACTTTTGGGAGCACCTGGGTGACGCGGAGGAGCAACTGACGGTGCTCGATACCTTGAACATTGATCTGGACATGCTACTGGCGGTAGACCCGGTGCGGTATCCGTGGAACGAGCCGGAATGCCTGACGCTATACAACGACGTCTTGCAACAACTGAAGCTGACTGACGGATTGGACAAGCTCGACCGTCCGGGATCGCGGCGACGGCGTTATGACGCTGCCGATCTTAATCGGTGGTCTCGGGCGAAGACCTGGGGTTGTGCGAATGCGCCGCGCGTGCTGCGCAACGGCGGTACGGGCGAACCGTGGACGGTTTACGTGAGGCCCTACGGGCATGACTGCGTCTTCGAGGCCGACCTGGTCATCGAGAGCGTGGCGATGGAGCTGCACGCATCGGGCGACCGGGCGTGCGTCCGCAATCCGGCCGTGGGCAACAATCCCCGATACATCCACGCCATACGCATCCCGGCAACGTTCGATTGCCAGGTGACACTCAACGTGCGCCTGCGGCCGGGCTGGGATGATACGGATTGCGATGTAAAGTTGGCGGTCAGTTCGCCGTGCGAGTTTGCGTGGAACGACGACGCCGTCGTCACTCTCGCCGGAACGGATGGATGCAGCTCGATTCAGCGCAAGGTGAAGTGGAGGGGCATCAACGGCCCGCGACCGTTCGCGAGAGGGCCATTCGATTACGAGATTCCCAGCGCAGGCATCGCGTGCTGCGACTTCCTGGAGGCGCTGGACGGGTGCGTGATCCGGGGCGAGGTGAACGACACGACCAACCCGGATGCGACGCAACGGTTCGAGGGCGATGTGGTGATCGGGATGACCGTCTCACCCGTTCAGCTATGCGGATGAAAAGGAACTTCCATGACTTCGCTGAGTCGATGCGCGAGCTTCATTACGGGGCGAAGCGCAGGCCGCACTTGGGCGAGCCGAGCGAGGCGGTCGCTTGCGGGCCGGCGAGCGATCCGAATCGGATCGCCGGTAATCCTTGTCCGAAACAGAACGTCGTCCGAAAGGCGATCAGTCTCGCGATCGTCCTTGCGTCCGGACCTGTTCCCGCCGAGATCGCGGCCGAACGAGTGGGCCGCTGCGCGGCGTGCGAGTACGTACACCGGGTCGGCGAGAAGCATTATTGCGGGTGCTGCGGATGCCCGGTCTGGCAGATCGGAAGGGTCGGATCGGACCAAGAATACAAGACGACGAAGGCGGCGTGCAGGTGCCCGCTGCTTCGTCCGCGATTTGTCGAATGGACGGAGACCGATGATGGTCTGAATCCGCCGATTTGAGGGCGGATCGAAGCCCCTTCGAGGGCTGTTTGAACGCGAATTTCACAGAAACCCCTTGCAGCCCTTGATCGGATGGTCGGGCGGTGTGCAGGGGGTTTATGCGTTATATGCCCAGTGCAAAACCGGTGCGCTCAGTGCAAAACCGTGGTGCGCCTTAGAGGCGCCGAGCTTTTCGATCAAGACCGTGGATGGAAAAACGGTTTCCAGCGACGAATATTCCAAACATCCGGCGATGGTGCTGAACTTCGTCGCACCCA